CCGTCACCTTTTGGACACCATCGGTCTGTGCGACAGTCATGGTGATGGCCCGCTTCGTGTCCTGATGCTCGCGCATCTCAAGAGCTTTTTCCAGCTCCTCTTCCGTGAGCGGACGTACGGGCTTGAAGAACAGCTTGGGAACTTCACTGTTCTCGTCGAAGTACATCTCCGTCACGAGAGCCACGGCGGGCATATCGTTGGCACGAAGGAACTTCGCGTAGGCTTGCATCGGCATCTTGTTGTCCTTCGCTTCGCCGAAGATAGACGTAGCGGGGAGCTGGAGCTGATACACCTCACCGAGCTTTTGCGGGAAGGCGATGGCAAGACGCTGCGAGAATCGACAGGCCCGACCGTTACCCATGCCTGAACCCTTCACGTTCTGAGGGCAGTCCATGCAGCGCGATGCCTGACGCTGATCTTCCGGTACCTCTGCTGCAGGGGTGTTGGTATCTGCCGACCAGCAGGTGGGAGCGGACACGGCCTTGGGATCGTAGGTTCCCTCGTAGTAGGTCCGGGCGATCTTGGCGGCGTCGATGATGACCATTTCCATGGAGTCGTTCTTGCTGACTCGCATCTCTTCGCCGTTCACTACCTGACGGAACTTGCCACCACGCAGACTGATTCGGCGATTTTGTGCGCCGCTGCCAGCACCGCCGGACAGGTTATCGTTAAGGTCTTTCAGCTTGGCAAACAAGTCACTGCTGACCAGCGAGTTGCCTTTGAACACATCTACATCACTCATAAACGTTCTCCTCAAAGATCATCGTCAGCGGATAGGTCAGCAAGGGGGTCCTCTTCTGGTAACGGCGCGAGGGTAACCTCGTCTTCCCCGCCGTCACTGAACGAGTCTTGCGTAAGAACCGTCTCCGGTTTTTCTTGCTTCGGTGCACTGGCAGTAGCACGAAGGGTAGTTTCAATGTCCTGCAAATCGAAACGGTAGGTGTTGCCCACCTTGATATACGTCCCGGCAGGTAGCTTCTTGCTCCTAACCCACCCGCGCACGGTCTGCACCGATACGGCAAAGTGAGCAGCAAGCTCTTCGGTTGTTACATACTTCGGGCCCATAAGCACTCCTATTTTTTCCGTACGGATACGACGTACTCAGATTCCACATTCAGCCCCGGTGGAACCATCTCGGGGTTTTCCTCCAAGAACTGCCCCACGTTCTTCTGGTTGAGGCGCTTGTCAAAGAACTCGGGTAGCTGATGCTCAAGCACAAACTTGTACATAGACTCCCAGTCGCTGGTCCAATAACGACGCTTCACCTGACGGTAGAACGTGCCCTCGGTGGTCTTAACGCTCTCGACGTTGTGCTCCTTGCAGTGGTCCAGCAGGGCTTCTTTGATCTTATCCTGCCGGTCCAGTAGCACTTGGTCTTGAGCACGGAAGTCAGCAGCCAACTGGGACCGCTGCTCGCGTAACTTAATGTACGCCTTGGTCAACTTCTCAAGCGGTATAGATTGTGTCATGCGGGTTCTCCTCTCAAGAGACCGTGACAATAAACGCTAAAAACTATCTAGTCAAGTATCTCCTTGTACAAATCTATCATTTTCGTATGTATATCTATACGTCCGTCTAACAAGCTATAAACACGTTTCTCCACGCCGGAGCCTTGGAGCTGTACCACGGTGCACTTGTGCTTCTGCCCTGAGCGGTGCACCCGAGCATTGGCCTGAGCATAGGTCTCCAAGGAACTCGTAGGCCCCCACCACACGACAGTGTTCGCGGCGGTAAGGGTCACCCCATGGGCCGCTGCCTGCGGCTGAATGATGAGCACTCGGGGGTCGTTCTGCGTCTGGAACCGCTTGAATATTTCCGTCCGTTTGCTGGCGGACACGTCGCCCCGGATGATGTCGCTGGTGATGCCGTCTTTCTTGAGGCGCTCTGCGAGGATGTCGATGACGTGCTTGAACGGTACGAAGATCAGCACCTTCTGGCTGGACTCGTCGATAACCTCTTTGAGCACGTTGTAGCGGTGCTTGATGTCGAACTCTAGGGTCTCTCCGTCGTCGGTGTAGACCGCACCGCAACTTATCTGCATCAGTTTGTTCATCATGATCGCCGCGTTGGCGGCAGTGATCTCCTCCCCTGCTGCCTGCAGGATCATGCGCTCGCGGAGCACCTCGTAATACTTCTTCTGCTGAGACGTGAGGGGCACCTCACGTTTGACGTACGTCATCTCCGGCAGGTCTAGGCACTGCTCCTTGGTGAAGCGTATGGCTGGCTGGAGGGCCCGGTACACCACTTCGGTGGCGTTCTCTTTCGGTACCCACTTGAAGCGCGTGACTTGGTGCATCACTTGATCGCGGAACGTGCCCATGAACTTCGGTATACCTTGCGGGTTGACCATCTTTGCAAGGCCGAAAGCGTCGATGGGGCTCTGAGCTGCAGGGGTACCGGTCATCATCCACAGCCAAGTGTCCGCCTTGATGATCTTGTTCAGAGTCTTCCAGCGTTTGGTCTGGGGGTTCTTATAGTGCGTCGCCTCGTCCACGATGATGAGGTCAAAGCCCCCAGCATCCAGCGCCTCTTGCACAATCTCCAGCCCGTCGTAATTGATTATCACGAACTCCGCGTCGCCCTCGATGATCTTGCGGCGCTTGTCCTTGGCCCCGTGGGCGATGTCTACGGTACGGTGCATGGCGAAGTTAAACAGGTCCGCCCGCCACGCCGAATCCATAATCGACAAGGGGCAGATCACCAGCACTCGGTTAATCTTGCCCTGCTTCATCAGGAAGTCCGCTGCCCATATCGCTGAGGCGGTCTTACCCGTGCCCTGCTCGTTGAAGCAAAAGGCTCGCCGGTTCATGGTCAAGAACGCAGCCGTGGTCTTTTGGTGCGCAAAGGGTGCGTACTGGCCCGGCCAGTCATATTGTCCCTCGATAGGGGACGGCACTCGGATGTTCAGATTCCTGAGAACATGTGCCTCGTCTATACCCCATTTGACCACGACACGGTTGTCGTCGATGGCTTTCGCTTTCGGGATGACAGTCGTGACTTTCTGCGGGTGCCGCAGGTTAAGCAGCACCGCTGCGTTCTTGATGATCTCCATAAATTATTTCTTTGGCCCTTTCTTCTTATAATTGCGGCTGCGGTTCGCACTGCGACTCTCGATCTTCACGCCGTCCTTGTTGCTGCCTCCACGGCTGAGGGGCTTGTTATGGCTAACATCTTTGCCCTCACGCTTGTCGGCTTTACCGTTCTTGTTTTTGTCCACACCGTTCTTGTCGATAGTTCGCCGCGCACGTTGGCGCTCCATGCGGTCCTCATGCTCACCACGAGCCTTTTGCTGCTGGTACTCTTTCTTGTACGGGCGCTTCTTGTTCACATACGGCATCTCAATTCCTCCCGTTGTGCGGACACTCAAGCACCGCACAGTGACGACGGCATAGGCCGCTCGGATTAGGGTTCCACACGTCTAACTCAAACGCCTTCTTCATACGTCCAAAGTCGGACAACCACTTGGCCCATAACTCCGGTTCCTGCTCCCGCGCATAGCGGTCCTTAATCATCTTGCCAGCGATGGCGAACAGTAGCCCACCGCGCACCTTCTGCACCTCAGGGAAGTGCTTGAACACCGCCAGAGCCATCAGCTCTAGCTGGCCCGTATCGGCGTAGCGCGTGTTGCGCCCCGTCTTGTAGTCGATGACGTAGGCCGTGCCACCGTCCAACACAATAAGGTCAGCGATGCCACGGAACCAGACGTTCTCGTCCTTGAAACCGCAGGGCTGGAAGTCTTCCGTCAACCCCAGCTCATACTCGCACAGCTTCTCACCGGGCTTCGCGATCAGAGCATCTAACATGCCCCGTGCAAACTCAAAGCGTCCCGGCAACTCCTTACCATCACGGACGTACTCTTCGCAGGCTGCATGGAACTCAGTCCCGTACAGCATGGCCTCCGTTTCCGGCTCCGTGTAATCCTTCGCCACCTTCAGGTGGTAGAACTGCTTCGGGCACTTCTCGAACGACTTGATCTTGCTGAACGACCACGGGGCTACGCTCATCGGCGGATTCCTTGACGATGTAGGCTTCACGTTTGTTCAGTTTACCGCGTCCGCGCACGAAGGGGTTCCACCAGAAGATACCGTTCTTCTTGCGCTTGAAGTGGCCCCGCACCATGTGCGCCTGCA